GTTTGTCTTTCGATAGTGGACCGCGATTTCAACGGTGTGATCCCTGGGCTTGCCCTTCTTCAGCCGTGCCAGACCACCAGGGAATCCCACATCAACGCTGAACTCAACGCTGTCTTCCTCCGTGCTCTGGACGAATGAAACACTCGGGTGCAGCTTGATCCCGAGGCCCTGCTCGTGAACACTCTTGGTGAACAGCCGGCTATCGGCATCCTGAGTCTTGTGGCTTCCTACCTCAATCCAGTCGACTTCGATGTTGGCTGCGCCATTGCCCAGAAACGCAAACTCGATCTTATTGACCAGGTGATCGACATAGTCCGTGCCCCCCACGGTCAATACCGACATATTCCATTCGAACACTGTCCATTTGCCGTTGGCGACGAACGGGTCGGCAATGTCCTTGTAGTAGGACGCGGAAATGCCATGGCCCGCGGTCCCAAAGAACACACGGCCAAGCCATGAGGTGCCCGAGGTGCGCCGCGCCCGCATGCGGATGAAGCGGCCGTTGTAGCCATTGATCGAGATTGAGGGCGACTGAAGGCGATAAGCGTCACCGCTGCGGCTTGTAACGACACGTAGAACACCGTCAGTCGAACGGAAGACCGAGGTATTGAGGCCAGTGAAGCCCTCGTAGGACGAATTGAACGTGTAATCGAGAACGGGGTCCATGGCGTAGAAGCCAAAGGTCTGGTTGGTCCAGCCTTCCCGAACCTCCACAGTGACGTTCTTGTAGACGCTGATGTCGGTGTCACCGATGCGGATGTCGGAAATGCGCAGCGGACCCCAGCCCACCTCCAGGATGGCGCGCAGGAACCGCTTCTTGCCGACCGTTTCAGTATAAGGATGCGCCGCGATAGTCGGGTAAATCCTGAGCTTTCCATAGACACGCGGGATCTTGCCGAATGGCTCGAAGGAGTTGCGGAGCGCGTTCAATAGCTGATGCTGCGAGGCTGGGTCCGGCTTTGGCGGCGGGATAAGCGCATTGACCAGCAGCGCACCGCCAATGGTCAAGCCAGCCTGGATGAGCGTTCCGGCCAATTGTCCAGCCAAGCCGGTAAGGCCAAGTGCGCCGACAGCAAGCGGAGCCAGGAACGCTGAGGCGACAACCACAACCAGCATGAGAAGCTGGCGAAGCAGATTGCTACCCTTCGGCGTGAGTTTGATCACGATCCGGACGCCTGCCTTGGGCCGCACTCGCTCCCAAATTTCCCGGTAAATTTCGTCCTGATCGAGCCAGACCCGCGCGTAGCTGATGGCGCGCGGCGTCAGGCCGGCATCTACCATCATCTGCTGGATCGACTTACCTTCCGAGACCACCAGATTGACCCGGCCAGTCGTAAACGGGTGCGGATAGACGACGACCTCATGTCCACTGCGGCACTCGTCGGGCACAAAGGTGTGCGCGACTTCCATGTTTGGACGCTCGCTATGTGGACGGTAGAGTTCGGCCATCGTTGAACCTGTGGAATGAAACAATTCGGTCGCGCCACTGCATCGAGGTGTAGCGAGTGATCGTGGAGTCTCCACCTTCGAGAATGTGGAGCATGAGGCCCGGCGCCAACACGAGTCCGAGGTGCAGTGGGTATCCACAACTGCGCATCAGCACCCCGTCGCCCAATTCCTCCTGGCCCTGCCTTACGGTCTCAAACTGAGCTGCGTAGGCATTGGCCGCGGCGACGACACCGCGAAACGCCGCCGTCGAATTCCAAGCAGGACCGTCATAAGCGGGCAATGAGCCTGCGAATTGCTCAGACCAAGCAAGATTGAACAAACCCCAGCAGTCCACCCCATCGCGCGATCGGCCTCCAGCGACGTAGGGAAGCCCGACATACTGATCCGCCCACGGCGGGATTTCCTGCAATGCCATCAGAACATCGCAGGAAAGCGGGCGGGTGTCCGTTCAATCGTGATCGGCTCAGTGATCAGGTCCTCGAATTGAAGGGTTCCTGAAACCACGTCCTTGTCATAGGTGGCAAACCGAAGCGTGAGCCCGGACACAGAGGCTTCAATCACATCCGGTTGGCTGGCCAGAATGGCTTGAATCGTAATGCTGGGCGGATCAACCATTGCCCTGAGCGTCGTCACGATGGACAAGTCCACATTGTCGATGTCAATCGTCGCCTCGCCCGGCTCATCGTCGGATTGTCCTGGTGCGATGAAGGTAAACGGGAACGGGAGGTAGAGCTTGCCGTCGCTCTTGATCGCTTCCCCATTGTTGACGAACCTCAAGGGCTCTCCCAGCGTACCCTCTTCGATGGTCAGCAGGTATAGCCAAACCTCATCAGTTTCCTGGGCATAAGCGCTTTGGCGCGCTCTCGATGAAAGGTCCCTCACCCGACCTTCTCCAACTTCATGCTCACCCGGTAGATGTCGCCACCTGCCCCTGTGTATCGGGGCTCCGGGCTGCGGAAGCGGAACACAACACTCTCACGGGTAACTGGATGCACCCAGTTGAAGGGCACCTTTCCTTCCTTGGTGGTGGTGTCATAGAAGGTCTTGAAGGCTGTGTATTGTGCCCGCGTCAGCAGGAGCGTGATCGCAAAGGTATAGTTCTTGACGGTAGACAGTCCCCGGATTTTGGCTGGGCCAGCATCCATTGGTGTTTCAATTCGGTTGTTCGGCGGTGTCTCTTCGTACCCGCTCTCTTGGACATACTGAGGCAATGAGCTCGGCCAATTCGGATTTGCCATATCACCGCCCCGTCAGTTTACGGCCAACGCCATAGCTTTGGTTCATGGCCGCATCGAATTTCCCGCCTTTCATTTGAGACCGCACCTGGTCGCGAATGGTCACGGCAATCATCCGCTGGCCGTTTGGACCCTTCTTGCTCTCTGTTTCGACGGGATGTGATCCAGCGTTTGAACGCATGTCGTTGACCACGACCGAAACGTCTCCACCGCCTCCGCCGCCGGCCGCCGCGACACCGAGCTTGCCGTCCGGCCCACGGCGCAGCGGCATGATGGCCTCCGGTCCAGCCTCACCCATGACCCCCATGCCGCCGCGCGTCTTGAACGCAAACGGACGGGTAACAACGCCGCCGTTGCCATACATGCGAACGCCGCCTTCGTAGACGCTGCCATGAGCCGATCCGAAGATTGAGCCGATAAGGCTGCTGCCGATGCCGGGAATGATCTGCTGAAGCAGGCTCATGATGCTATTCCCGAAGCCGCCAAGAGCTGGGACTGCCGTCGATGATGCCTGGGTGACATTGGAAATGGCCGGAGACAGCTTTTGCAGCGGACCAACGTCGATGCTCTTCGCAAGCGACGAGGCAACCGACTTCATCGGCGTTTCGAAGGTCTTGGGCATGTTCTGGGCGATATTGGCATTCGCCGCCGTCATCTGTGTTTTCCACTGAGACGTGATCTGATCGACCACCTTCTGCGACATGCCCGCCGACTGAATGCCGGGATAAGCCCTGCGGCCCATCGCGTTGAGCCCGCCTTCCCAAGAGCCCGCCGCCATGCCGAGGCGGCCGCCGCCAAGGTCATAGTGCATGCCATCCAGCGCGCCGTAGCCGTGCATGCCGCGCTTCGAGCTGAAATAGCCACCCCAACGGAACTGCTTGTTCATCTCGGGGTATTTCTCCATCTGGACGAGACGCGCCTGCTGCGCAAAGTTCTCGTATTCACGGTAATACTGGGCGGACTGGTAGTGGCCGGTGTGACCGGGGGAATCGAGCCCTCTGCCGGTTGCAGGATCGATCAGCCGGATATCGGTCGCCATCCCGCGGCCATGGAACCGTGGATCCCCAGGCCTGTAGCCAGAGAACGCCTGTACCTTCCAACCCGAACGCTCTGCTGTAGTCTGCAGGATGTCGGTCAGGCGCGGATCAACGTTCTCTGCCCCGCGCGCTGCGTAGGCGCCAACACCGCTGAAGCTGCCATTGTTGGCGTAGCCGGTGAGCCGCTGGGTCGCCAGCTGAGGCGCAACTGGTACGACGGGGGACGTTGTGATCGCAGGCATGCCCTGGCCCGAAATCACCGAAGTGAAACCGCCTGCATTGGAGTTGGCAGCCGTCATGGCCACCCGGCCCGCGCCAAACAGCGACGACAATCCGGCCGCTGGCGCCGCGGCCGCCATACTTCCCGCACCTCCGCCCACGCGCAGACCACTGGCAAACTGTGTGAAGATGCTGGTCAACGGCTGGGTAATCGTGGCTTGAATGATCGCAGCACCGACATGCGACACAATCCGCTTTACGATGTCACCGACTTTGACCTCTTGGCCGTCGAGTACCTTCTGGAACGCATCATCAACTGCGCCACCGATTGAAGACGCTGCACTGGTCCAGATATTCTCATAGGCTGCCGCTTGCTGGCGAGCCTGTTGGAGCCGCTGCTCTTGGAGAACGTAGGTCTCGGCAAGCTTGAGGCGCGCGGCGATCTCTTCTTGCGTGAGCTTGAGCCCGCTCGCCTTGATGTCGTTCATTTCCTTGGCTTTCGCCAACGCAATCTGGCCCGCGATTCCACCCAAGCGAACAGCGGCCAGCTCTTGGGCTTGCAATTCAACGCCACGCTGCTTGTCATCGAGGATGCGCTTGATCGCCTCCGCATCTTGCGTGTGCAGTTCGAGCATCTTTGCGGCATAGGCCGCACCCTGCTGATCCGGGCTGAACTCGGCAGAAAATGAACGCGCCTGCGAAGCATAGCCAGCCTGCCGGGCATCTGCCGGGCTCGCTGCGTTCAAGGCTGTCCGGCGGTCCTCAACGGTCTGGAGAAGCGCATCGATCTTCTGACGCTCCGCCCTGGCTCGCGCCATTTGTTCATTCACAGCAGTCGCAGCAATGGCGCTCGCTGCCTCCGGGGTCGCTGCAAGGCTCATCGCCTGAAGTTTTCTAAGGACGACTTCCAGTTCCCTCAACGCGCCGGCATTGGCACCTGCTGCCTGAGCAGCGTCCAGTTGCCGCTGGATTTCGGCCTCCTGCCCCGCTTTCGCGGCGGCCTCGGCGTCTGCAACCGCAGCCTTTGCGGCGGACAAACCGAGCAATGCTTTCTCGTATTCAGCAACAGAGCGCGCTTCTTCACCAGAGAGTGGCTTTGTGCCGAACTTGTCAATCTGGAATTTCTGGGCATCAACCTGCGCCTGCATGCGCATGCGTGAGCCGCCGTCCTGACCAGCCACAGAGGCCAAGAGGCGTTCTTGCTCAATCTGCTGCTTAAGAACTTCGGTCTGCTCTTTGATCGACTGCACACGCCGATCTGAGACTGCGACTTCAGCGTCCGTTCGGCTGATTTGGCTTCCAGCAGAAGCCGCCTGCTCCATGAGCTTCCGGACATCACTACCATACTCTGCCCCACCCCCTCCGCCATATCGTACGAAATCAGCGATCTGCCGCGAACTGTCGAGACGGTATTTGGTGAGCGCTGGAAGCGTGTCTTCGAGCTGGCGTTTGATGGCCGCGATATACGCGGGGATCTTCTGAAGGCGCTCAAGCTCCTCCGGCGAAAAGAAATGCGCGTTGCTCTGCAGGCGCTTGAATTCGTCTTCGAGAGTCGTCAGTTGCGACTTCAGTTCGCCTGCCTTCTGTGCCTTTTGGTCGATTTGGCCAATGACCGTGAGGGCTCTGATGCCGAACGACCGCTCGACATTCCTCGCATCCCAACCCTGGTCATAGGACTGGGACATGGCCTCGTAGCCCAAGCCTTTATTGAAGGCATTCAAAGCTGTTGGATCGGCCTTTCTGCCAAAGGAGATTGAGAGATTCTTCTCCGCCGCGGAACTCATGTTGAATTCGAGCAGCGCCTTGCGCCTCAGGTCTTCGGTTGTCGTCGGAGCCATGCCGTCAGACAGCCAGTTAATGGTGTCTTCTGCGCCGCGCGCAAAACGCTGCATGATTGAGGACGAGTCGAGGTTTTCGCCCATCCGCTTCAGCAGCAATTCCCATGCATTGCCGACACGCGTGAAAGCTTGATCTGTGGTCTGCGGGAGAGAGGAGAATTCCTTCTGGATTTCCGGCAATTGCTTCAGCAATGCCTTACTGATTTTGTCACCAGTCAGTTCGCCAGCTGCACCCATCGCGCGCAACTGACCAACCGTAACGCCCATACCATCCGCAATTGCCTTCGCAAGCGCCGGCATGCTCTCCATGATCGTTCGAAGTTCATCGCCACCGAGACGCCCGGATGCCAATGCCTGGCCAAATTGGATCATGCCAGACGTCATTTCCATGGTCGTTGCGCCAGACACATGACCAAGCATTTGGACTTCGTCGGTCAGGTCAACCATCTCGCGGCGGGTAAGGCCGATGGCCTCATTGTTCCGCGCCATGCGCAAATAGGCGTCGGCAGTCTCGCGGATCGCGACACCATTCTTCTCAGCCAGTGTGATGATCTCGGCCATCTGCGCCTTAGCGGCCTCTTGCGAGCCGTAGACGTTCTTCAGACGGGCATCGAGGACCGCATAGCGATCGACGACTTTCGACGTGGCTGACACGACAGCCAAATAGGCACCGCCCAGCGATACTGCGCCACCTGTGGCAACGGCCAAACCCATGCTCACAGGTGCAAGAGCAGACGGCAGGCGCCCCAAGAGGCCAAGCGAAGTGCTCAGGCCGCTATTTAGGCCCCCTAAACTGCCGTTCGCCAACCCATCGATTAGTCGCTGCACATTGTTGAACGGCCCTGTCACGCTATCAGCGCTGGTCCCCGTAACCCTCAGCGCGTCGGAAAGGGTGCGAAACCGGTCCGTCGCGTTCCTAGCCTCATCAGCACTCCGGCGGATTGTCGAACCTGGCTTGCCGGTACTTGTTGAAGCCCGGTCCGCAGCGTTCGCCATGCGATCCAAGGACTGGGTGAACGCATCGGATGCCGCCTTGCCTTGGCCAAGAGAAGCAGTATCAATCTCGAACCCAAGTGGAGCGAAATATCCAGCGTTTTCAGCGGCTCCACTCATGTTTCTAACCCTGTTTCTTTGACCCGGTTTGAATGAAGGCCTCATCCAACGCGCGAATGGCATCGACTTCCCAAGGCAGAAGCGATGTTCGCTTCATGCGGCAATAGGCATCGATTTCGCTGAATGAGATTGGAGCCGAGCCGAAGCCGGTCGGTGCCCGACAGCTGCTCAGCTCCACAAACGTATTCCAGAGGTATCCGGCGTGAGGTGGAAGCTCGGGCCCCCTTTCGGGAGCCTTGTTTCTCGCCTTCGCCACAACTGCCAGGTGATCGGCGGCGCTCGCGCCACCGACCTTAAGCGTCATCCCGAAGTGGAACTTGCCGTACTCGACAAGTCTTAGGATGACGCCTTTGTAAAATTCACACGGGCACCCATGAACGCATCAACCTGATCCCGAATAGCCGGATACTGGCGATAAAGGTCACGCGCTGCGTCAGCCGAGAATGGAATGGGCGTGCCATCCTTGGCATTCACATTGGACCACCCTTTTGTGCATGCGGCCAAAATGTCGACAGTGTCCCGATCGATGGAATCGTCGTCGGCCGGCTGGCCAGTCGCTTGCTTAACAATGCGGGCGCGGCTTTGCTCCCTCGAAAGGGAGCGGAACGTCTCGCTGTCTGGGCCGAGAACCTTCAGCGTGACGGGCTTTCCGTCTTTGCTGAGAAGAGGTTCGGTGGTCCCGATCCTGCGCACTGTCATTTCCACACCGGATTCGGACTTGGTCCTGGTGTCCATCACATCGAAATCAAAGTCAGCCAATTTTTCCTCCATAAATACAGGGCGGCACATCCGCCCGGAAACTCACTCAAGGTTCAGCGCTCAGTTCGAGCGCTGAATAACCAACGTGGACTGGTCGTAGGTCGTTGCGGCACCGCCAGTCTTCAGGAGTGCCTGGAACGGGAATTGGGCAATGACGCCGCCATCCGTTTCCAACTGATCCGTGCAGCTAGTGAACTTCACGTTCTGCATGCTGAAGCCGAGGAAATCCGGCAGCGATGCGGCTGCCGGGCCAGACATGAGCGCGGCAACGTCAATGTTCGACTCGTTGAGGAAGACATTGATCAAGGTTTCATCAGCCAGGAACGCCGACAGCGTCCCTGTCACCACGCTCTTGCCGTAGAAAATGTCCGGCGAGAAAGTGGACCCAATGACCTGCTGATTGCTCAGGTTGTTGGTCATGTTGATCTGAAGCGCCGTGGCAATCGCCACATCGCTGCCGTTGACGCGCACACTGCCATCAATCGCCGTGAGTACGCCGGTTGTCGTTTCGACCGATGGGGACGGAAAATACGGAGAGCTTGCGCCGGTCAAAATCTGCTGATTCTGACCCAGCACATCAAAGCTGATGGTTGCGTTTCCGTTCGGCTGGGCGTTCAGAGCAAAACCACCGATGCGGCAGCCGGTCGACAGTTTCGACACATCGATATCCGGCATGGATTGTTCAAAGGTGAAAGATGGCGTGTTGACGCCGAACAGCAGCTTCTTTCCGCGCACCGTACAGGTCCAGCCAGAAGCAACCTGGGCCTGGGTGGTCGGCTTCGGCATCACCGTCATGACGGTAGCCGTCAGGCCGATAATGCGGAAGTTGGTGGTAGTGTTTGTGCCGGTGAGGCCAGTGAAGGCGACCACGTCGCCAATCTTGAAGCCTTTGGTGATGAGTGAACCAGCGCCCGCGAAGGTGAAGGTGCCAGACGTGCCGTTCGGGGTCACGCCAGTGGCGAAATCGGCCGGCGCACAGGAGACACCAGACGCCCATGTACCGCGAACCGCCGCTTCGATCAGATCATCATAGGTGGCGGTGGAGAGCTCGCCTTCAATCGAGCCGCGCACCGAACGGGAGCCATGGCGATAGTCCGCCACCTGGGCATCGGAGCGCACTTCGTTCGGTGCGAAGCCGTCTTTGTTCAAAACGAGCGACGACCTGACCCGGCGAAGAATCTGGCCGCCTGTGTTGGCGGGAGCGGTGCCAAAAGCCGACTCGGCCTTGTAGACCACCCGGGCGTTGATGTTCGGTTGCAGTGCCATAGCGGCCTCCTGGGGTTAGTTTGTGGTGTAGGAAAGGATCGTGATTGCCACGATGAGTGAGAGCCAGTTCGGCTCGGTAAGGATCGGGCGGCGCTCGGCGGCAATCACCAGCCCGCCGTCCGTCCCGTGGGAAAGCCGCGTCTGCGGCGCGAAATGAGCCAGAAGTGACCCGGCCATGTCCTCGATCGCCACGGTTCCATCACCGCTCGGGTAGAACAAGGTCCAGAGCAGATTGATGCGGTGCTCGATGGTCGATCCGCTACCGACCGACTTCAGCGTTGACGAGATTGGCCGGAAGCTTTCGCGGATGAACGGTGTCCCTTTATCCTTGAAGCTCTTGCCTTCCCAAACAACCGCAGGCGATCCACCGGTCAAGGTTGGCAGTCCAGCCATGGCAAGAAGGTGCTGGCGACTTGCCGCCCGCAAGTTGCTGTGAACCGTTGCTGCTGTCATTTTCTCAATCCAAGTTCGGCTGCAACCCGCGCCACAACGGCGGGAAATGACGCGACGGTGTCGCTCACGAAGTGCTGGCCCGCCATTCGCGAAGTCCCAAATTCGACGTAGGGTGCATAGGCAGCGCTGTTCATCATTGTGAAGCGGTCGCCTAGCTTGATGCCCAGAGCAATTGACAGAACAGCTGCAGTGACGTGAGCGCCGGTCGGATCAGCGGTTCCCGCGCTACTGTCAGGATCATTGATGGCGGGCTTCCATGATCCGCGCAGAAAGCCCGTCTGGACCGGTGTTCTCTCGACAACAAGCGCGCCCATTTCGACGCACACATGCCGGGCCAGCCTTTCCTTCTGAGCATCTGTCGCCCTGTGCCAGTCAGCAATGGCCGCCCGGAAAGCCGTTGTGTTCACGTCATCCCAATGACGGTGGAAGGCTGCTCAAACAGGCCAGTGCCGCCGATGACCCATTCGTCCCGGCCACCATCAGTGCGTTTGATGTCCCAGACGAACGACTGCGGCGTCATGATCATTGAAGCCGCTGGCACGTTCACTGCAATTCCATTGGTGCTGCCGTAAGTCGTGGCTTGGCCCACCAGCAGAGTGCCGGCTGCGGTTGTCAGGATTAGAAGCGCCGGAGAAACACCGGCTGCCGACCTGATATGCATTTCGCACGACCAACCCGTGGTCGACAAAGCGGCGCCCGCCAAGTCCAGGACCGGGATAACTTCGCCTTTCCAGTCTGAATTCACGTATGGCATGGCAACCTCACTTCCCTGCTTGGCTTTGCGTTTGGAGCCAGAGGGCATCAATCTTGTCCGGCGTCATTCCGAAGCCCGCGCCGATCTGGCTGATCAGAGGATGGTCTCGGTCGTAGCGGCTCGAATCCTCCCAGGCGATGCGCGCACTCTCGCGCGCCATCGGTTCGGGAATGGCGTCGATAGCCTTCTCGATCATGTATCCCGTGACCACATCGCCAGCACTTGGCTTGTCCTTCACCCACCGGATTGTATTGGCAATGCAGGCGAACAACACCGCAATCCCGCGCTCGCCCAGAGCGGTCTGGAGGTCGACAAATGACAGGGGCAGAGAAGCGGCCGCCCACGGCAGCACGAACGCCGCTTTCTTGGCGGCTATGCTGGCTGCCAAACCTGCAGCCGTGAGGGCCTCAATGATCTTATCCATAGCCAGCCCTCATTGCGCCGTGCAGGCACGCGGCACTCACAGAGCCGCTCCTGACCAATCCTTGTAATTGCCAGACGCGCCGCCAACTTTGCCGTTGAGCTGACCCCGGTAATACGCAATTCGGATGTCACCATTCAGGCCGGAGTCCGCTTGCCCAGTGGTGTCCATGAGCGCCATGGTGCTGTCCCCGCCATCGCTGACGTTGAGACCCCACGCATACATGATCTGCGTTGTTCCAGCCGCGCCATAGCGGTCATGCCACACCCCGGCGCGCGGGCTCGCGGTGCCGATGGCTTGTCCAACTTGGGCGTTGTAGAGCAGAGAGTGGCAGCCGTTCACGTCCGCAATCGATGCTCCGTTGGTGCGGTCGCAGACGATGTTCCACCGCATGATGTGGATGCTGTCATGGCAGGTGAATGCGTTCGACGATGTGTCAGCGACGCCGCCCGCATACTGGTCGTAGAACCCGACATTGCCATTGTCCTGCGACACGCTGTCATAGACATAGACGGTGATGTATTCGCCCTTGGTGCCGGTGGTGACGAATGAGTGATGGTTGAACCCGTCCTTGCCGGTCCAGCGTGTGGCGCAGCCTTCAAGCACTTGCACTGATGCATCGTAGAGTTCGAGCGCATTGCCGCTCGGCCCATAGACCGCGATGTTCTTGAGGCCAAGATAGCAGGTATCGGCAGAACCTGTGGTCTGCTGGCGGTAACGCAGCGCGGCACCGCCAGCCGTGCCATTGTTTGAGCAGAACTCCATGTCTTCAAACAGCACGATGCCACCCGACAATAGGGCCTGCTGAATTTCGCATCGGTAGGAGGATTGCGTGTAAATCCAGCCGTCGGCTGGGTCAGGCATACGGTTGTCGAGCATGTGCACGTAGAGTTCGGTCGTGCCATTGGCGTAAAACGTGCCGGGCGTTGCCTGACACTCGGCAATCGATGCGGCAGAGGTGAGCGGCGTACCGATCCCCTGGTCATCGAGATAGTTGCGGTCGAACATGGAACGGTAGGGCAGGCCGATGGCGGCGGTCGTTGTGACGAATGCGCCCTGTGTGCCCGAGGGCACCCATGCGAACGTGGCGAGGGTCCGGTCCTCCCGCATGGCCACCATGCGCGTCCGGGATGTTTGCGACTTGCCTTTGAACTTGAACTTTCCAGACACGACCTTGCCGGTTGTGCCCCCCGCCGACAGAAAGCCGATCCAATCGTCCTCAAGCTGGATGACCGCAGGCGACACCGCATTTGTCAGCGCATAGTCCCAAGTCTTCCACGCACCTGCGCCCGACGCTGTACCCGCCCCGGCATTGGTGCCGAGCGTGTAGTTGACATAGTAGGTGTGGTACGGCGTTGAGGCCGTCTCGTTCGCGGATTTCGGGCTGAGGGTAAAGCCGGTCCCCACCCCGCTGGTGCTGGCTTGGGTGCGCGTGACGCGCTGACCGATGACACCGCTACCGACCGAGGAACCAGAGGTGACGGTGAATGTGGCCACAGCCCCGGCCGTCACCGTGTTGACCGTGATGACGGAGCCGTCTGACAGCGTGATGGTGTCCGCAGCGGCATAGCCTGCGCCAGCCGCGAATGTGCCGTTGTTGCCGGTGTTATTGTAATTGGCCTGCGTCTGCGCCGCCGTCAGGCGGTATTCCATCGGCTTCTTGGTGAAGTCGATGATGTCATAGGGCTTGCGGTCAGGAACGACTTTGCTGCCGTTCCAGCGCAGCTTGATTCCCAATTTGTTGTTGAACGTCGCGGGGATCGTGAGGCGGCCAACCGGCAGCGACGGGACCCACATGCGATCGAGGGGCCCCCCCCCCCCAATCCGCTTGCGGGACCGCGAATGTTGGCGATGATCGACCAAGCCCCACTGGCCTTCTGATAGAGGTCATAGGACGTGGTGTTGACGTACAGATCACCATTCTTGCCGTCGCCACTCGATGGCGCCGATGCGCCCTGGTAAATCTTTGCCCCGTCTGCACCAACCAAAACCGAGACAGGCGTAATCGCCGGGGTGGCCAAGCCAACAATTGAAGCGAGGCCGTAGCTTCTAGTGACCTGCAGCAGTTGCTTCGGGACAATTGTGAGAGGCTGGTATGACATGGCCTATCACTCCGCATATGCAATGGTGAGGACCGGCTGGCTGCCGTCCGGGTTGTAGGTTTTCGACCAGAAGATCGTGTAGGGCGTCCCTTGCCACTCAAATGTATCGCCCGGCCCAGGTTCGAAGCTCTTGCCCAAAATGGCGAAGTAAACCTCTTGGGCCTTCTGGTGTTCGAGTGTGTTGATCCTGAAGCTTGCTTCTCGGCCGGGCGGGAACACGACAGCGGGAAAGCCTTCGGTCTGCACGACTGTTGTCGCGGTTTGGCTCACCGGATCAAAACCAGTCTGCGCCGTCCGCTTGACCTCAACGCTGGCCCCGTTCTCTTGGATCATGTCCAAGACAGTTTCGGCAGCGGACAGAAAGAAAGAGCTCATGGCAGTTCCCTGCCAAAGCTGTCTTCACCAACGGAGAAAATCGGGTCCGACCCTGTAAACCCCGGTCCGGTCATTTGATCGGCCGCGTAGAAGTATGGCTGCAGCAGCTTTTCAACCGCAGTGAACACCGTGCCAGCCGGCGCTTTGTCGGAATAGGTCACCGAGATCGGACCAACCGACTTCGATTTGACCATGCCGCCCCGATCTTGGTCCTTGTCGAGCGTCGTGGTGAGCGCTCGCACCGCCAGCTCGGCGCAGGCATTCTTCACGCGAAGGGGCACACCAGTAACTGCGAGGCCGTTCCAGTCCACGAGCCCGGCGCGCGGAAATTCCAGGGCTTGAGATTCAGTAAGGCGCAGGGAACGATAGCGAAAGCCGTCGATGTAGGCCGTCGCCTTGCGCAGCGCTACTTCTTGAGCGGCTTCGGTTGCACCGCCTGTAGTGTGGCCGTACTTCGCGCAATAGCCGGTAAAATCGGCCAGAGAGAGGTAGCTATCGGCGTCGGGCATGCCGCTGCCGTCCTCGACCACCAAAGCCATCGGATCACCCGTTCAACTTGTCGGCTTCCGCCTGGGCTTCTTCTTTGGTGAGAGGACCGGCCATGCGGTCTGCGCCAATGAAAACCCCATAGGTTCCGCGACCAATGTGCTTCACATAGGCCTTGGAACCGTCTTCTTGGGCGGAAGCATCATCGTTGGCATCTTCAGCCTCGGCAGTAGGATCTTCGGGTGCCTGTTGCACAGCGGGGCCATCCACGTCTGTCCCGGCACTGGCCGTCGCGCTTTCTCCACCCTGCAAATCTTCGGTGTGGGTTTCCTCGCCTCCGCCTTGGTCCTGCGGCGGCTGTTCGTCAGCAAGCTCTACCGCTTTGCCTACCATGAAAATCTTGCGCTGCTCATAAAGCGCCCGCAGCATTCGCGTTTTGACCTTGGTCTTGTCAAACGGCTCACCGGGGCGCTGTTCTTCTCCGTGGAGGAGGAAGCTCTTTCCTCCCACGATGAAGTCCGCGTCCCGGCTGAAGGTTTTGCGCCAAATCGAATTGCGAGCCATTCTTGCCATTCCTTCCGTTTCGTTTTGGCTATGCGTTCAATCGCCCTATGTCAGGCGATGATGGATGCGAAGAAGAGGCCACAGGTCGGGGAGACAAGCTTCTGGTCGTAAGCCATGTCGCCTTCAATGCGGTCAGCACTCAGCAGGTCCGCGCGCATCCGCTTGATGCGCATGCCCTGTGAACTTGCGCCCGTGCGGCCGGCCCATGAGAAGGTGTAGCCACCAGACGGCTGCATAATCGACGGAGTCTTGTTGGCGTAGACCAGCATCGCGCCCTTGCCAGCAATCCATGCCGTGGTCATCGAAGTTTCGAAGGCCGGATTTTCCGGGCTTGTCACCTGGATACCTTCCATGACTTCGACGCTTTCCAGTTCGCACAGGGCCGCGAAAGCCTGCCGGGACACAACGGCTGGAGCGCTGTTGCCGCCGGAGTATTTCACGCGGTCGAGCGTGTCCGGATGCTCGGAAAGAACCGACCAAACCTGACGGCCAAGAACGATGGAATTGGGCCGCTTGAACGAAGCAAGCTGCACTGCATCCATGGAATTCTTGATGTCGGTGATCGGGTTCGAGGCCGCGTCATTCCACTGGAGCACCTGGTTTCCCGTGGGGCCAGATGCAACGCCGGTGATGTCCGTGGACCATACGCCAGCCTTGAAATACTTGGCCGCCCACGTGACTTCACGGGCAATCATGGCCTGCTGGGTCAGCCAGATCGTGGAATCGCGGTCCAGATTGAGCGGGCTGTCCTGATTGTCACGAATATCATCCGCAATGTCCTGATGCAGTGCCCACACGTCCGCGAAATAAGTCGGCGTGTTGTCGACCTTGAAGCCGCCACCGGCAGATTCAGTGCCGGGCGCGCGCTTCTGGAACTGGTTGCGGGCGAAGTCAGAACGGTCGTACTGCCAGTAGCGATCAGACTGCTTCATGACCGGAATGTTCGGAAACACGCGGTCGGCCACGAAGCCGGACATTTCCTGGAGATGGGCAATGGAGATTTGGGTGAGCGGGACGTTGACATGAACGTCGCCAGCTGTCGGATTGGGCATTTAAGCCTCCTTCGAAGTTTCTTGAGGTTGAGGGGGATGGGGGAAAGACCGGTGAACCGGTCAATCCGGATTACGGCACCGTGCGGCCGCGATCGAAGATAATGGAGCCGATGATGCCAACAGCGCCACCTTCGACACAGGTGCCGAGCTCTACGTTGCCCGTGGCGGCAGTCACTGCGCGGCCCTGGGCATCGGTGGTGACCTTTGCGCCTTTGGCGATAGTGCCACCGAGCAGAATCTTGGTCTGCCCGCCGATGGCCATGGCACCAGCGCGGCCCTGGGCAGCCGGTTTGTCCTGGAGGACGCCGTCCGCTTCTTCGCCAGCGACTGAGCAAACAGCAAGTTCACCTGAGGAGTTGATCTTGACGAATTTGTACTGCGCCGCAGAAAGATCGCCCGACGCCGGCATGGACAGTGTCCGGAGTGCATTTTCGGTAGCCATGATGTGGCTTCCTTTCCAGTTGATTGAGGGGATTTGAATGCAAAACGGGCCGCCAAACTGGCAGCCCGTCTATTCGTGAGAATGAGAAGTCGGCGTCAGGCCGCCTTCTTCTCCGTGAGGGATTTCGCGTAGAGCGCCTTGCCTTCGTCAGAGTCGATAAATTCGCTGTAGGCCTTGGATTCAGAGATGCCCTTGGCCTTGGCGATTTCCTTGGCGCGCTTGCTGATTTCTTCCTCGGCGCTGCCCGGTGCTCCGCCTGCCGCGTGGCCCTTTTCGGACATCAGAGAATTCATCGCCTCGTTGCCGGCTTTGAGCATGGCTTCGAGCGACTTGCAGGCCTCGTCGTCCAACGGCTTCTTCTTCTTCATGGCCTTGAGGACGGCGGCCTTCTGGATATCGGTGCCAGGCAGACTGCCATAGGCGGTCGAGGCCGCCTTTTCGAGTTCGGCCAGTTCCACCTTGTCGTTGGCCTTCTCGATTTCGGCCTGCTGGGCCTTCATGACGTTGAAGACAGATTCACCAACTGCGGACTTGCGCACTTCAGCGCCGCCCACGTTGAGCACTTCGTCATTCTTGGCGATATCGGCGGCCTTGGTAAGGTCAGCAACCTTCGCCTCAGCGTCTTCGGCGCGCTTCTTCAGCGTATCGAGTTCAGCCAGCCGCTTGGTCAGATCGGCAACCTGCTTTTCGAGGTCGGCGACCTTCTGCTTGTCGTCCATGGTGTTGTCTCCTTTCTGGACGTTGTCGCCGGTCTTCCCGGCATTGAAAAAGCCCGCCGCAGCGGGGTTCTTTTCGAGGGCCTTGGAAAGCTCCTCCTCCACATCGGGCAGCTTCTCAGCAACCGCCCGGACGAATTGCTCCACAGATGTGCGGATGGCGACCTGCTTGGCGGCCAGGTCCATGTTCTGGTCGGCAGCGATGGAACGAAGGGATTCCCGGAGAGCATCGAACACCGGGTAAAGCTCTTCCTGAGCCTCCCACGTCCTGCGCTGGGCTTCGTTCTCGGCAAGAAGCTGCTCGAATGACTTTGCCGTTCCAGGGGCAGCCGCAGACGCGAGCGCAACCACCGATTTGACGATGTCAGCAACCGGGCTGCGCTTGAAGATCGAGACCCGCGAGCCTCTATTCATGGGAAAGTCAACCAATGAAAGCTCCTTGATCTTGAGGTTCTTGAGAAAGGTTGCTTTTGCCATTCCGGTTCCTCAATTCAGGTCGAGTTGGACGCCGCGCTTTGCTGCCGCAGCCTGGGTGCGCCAGCTTTCGATGGCGGCAAGGTCGTTGTCGGAGCAGGTAATCTTCAGGCACGGCTTTTGCGTCAGGTGATGCCGTGACCGCTCCAAATGAAGCCGGACGGTCGGCAGCATCAGTTGGGACCGCTTTTCGGCGCGCACTTTGCGCATTTCCTCGATGGTCGGCGGCCCGGCAACGTCGATCTTGTCATTGCCCTGCCCTTCGAGAAACCGGCCAACAGCGTCATAGACTCCGCGATCCGAGGCAATCAGCCAGGCAACTGGCTTGGCAGAAATCAAACCCCATTTTTGGGTGAGCTCGAACATGGTCAAGCCACCTCTTCACGCACCGCACGGGCACCAATGCTGAATGCCCGAAGTTCGCCGGACTTCACCATGTCCCACACATCATCGTCATGGACCCTAACTCCGACAATCCATCCTTCGCGGTCGCAGGCAATGCCCAGTGACTTTGCGATGTCAGAAGTCAGCGGGAAGGAATGGACAACGTCCCCCTTCCGCATATCCTCATCGATTCCGTTCTGCTCATTGCGCTCATGCATGACCATCGCCATGCGCGCATCAGCCATGAATTCGGTCGAGGCCTTTTCGATTTCGTGAGGTTCAATGATGTCACCGGCACCGTCAATCACAGGCACGCCATTTTCGGAGATCACCGATGCCCAGCCATAGACGATGCGCTGTTCCTCATTGACCTTGAGTATCTGCGCTTCAACGGTGTCCGCTGACTTCACCGCATTGTCAGCGGGAGAGAGGTCTTTGAATTTCACCTGCACGGTATTTTGACCATCAAGCCATTGTGCCGTTAGCCGGTGATGACCATCTGCCACATAGTTGCGGCCATTCATGCGGACAATCAGCGGCAGCTTGTCGGGCTTGCCGTCACCGCGCATGGCCTCCACTTTGCCGGCGTGAACACGATTTTGCATCGCCGTCAGGCTGGCGAGGCGCACTGCCTTTTCCTCCAGCCCGTCCTGATCTGTCAGGGCGCCGAAAAAACGGGGAACCTGGTCGGGCCGCAGGTTCCCCAATGCGTTGGGGTCGTGCGGAAAGGGCGAATGTGCGTTTTCGTCATCCAGCGGCTTCAGCGCCCGGACATGCCCCGCCTTATCGACGGAATGGGTCTCTCCCGGCCGATTGAGCTTCATGTGGCTTCCTCTGGTTTCTGTGCTAGGCTGGCCGGATGGCCCAAGCCCCAATGACTGCGTTTCTGTCGGACCTGTGGGAACAGGCTGACCAGATGCGTCAGCAGCTTCCCAATCCGCCCGATCCCCGCATGGTGGCGATCCTTGATGAGCTGCAAGCCCGCCTGGCAGCCCTTGGGCTCGTTGCTCAGACCGCCGAAACGTTCGAGCGCTTGAGCGAATAGGTCACAACACACCGGCAATTGATGGTGTTCTCTGGTTTCCCGTTCGGGTCGCCGGGGAACATCAGCGGGCCAAGCGGCGTATGGAACGCGGTCTTGAGGCCGACACCGTCACGGTTCATGGCAGGTATAGCCGCATGAGCGTCACGGACCTTGCTGTCATGGGTGTACTGCCAGCGGCGAACAACCTCTCCCGCGCCAAGCTTGCCCTCGGCAACCAACTGTTGGATCGCAAGATAGGAACCGCTGTTTACGGCCCGGAGCGCTTCCGTCCTGGCAATGGTATCGGCTCGGTAGCTCAGGTAACGCGCGGCGTAGCGGTTGACCATCTGCTCGATTTTTTCGGGAGAAATCTTGGTCTTGTCCCGCAGGGATCGCAGAATGGTTGGGTCAAACCGCTTGTCGCGCAAGGCACGGTCAAGAACCGTTCGGTCGCCCTCTTCCAGCCCGCGCCGAAAGTTCAAGACAGCGCGCGCTTGCGATTCTGTGAGCCCTATGAAATCGCGAATACTGCGCGCCACATCATACGGATTGCGGCCTGCTTCGAGGCCAGCAAGGATCGCCGCGCGTACTGAGGCCTTTGCACCATCGCCAATTTCTCGGATCAAACCACCAAGGCTGCTCCTGATATAGTCGAGCGCGCCAGGCTCATTGCGATTGAAGACAAATTGGACCGCGCCCAGTCTCAGGCTTGCAGCGGCCGCCGTGGCCACTCTCTCACCCGAGATTAAAGTTGCTGTCGTGATCTCCGCAGCCAGGGCCGGAAATCCACGGCGCGCCAGCTCGCGATTAACAAGGTCGGTTGCGTCTGCCGTGCGGCCGGCCGTGATCAGGTTGCCTAGCGCTTCAATGTCAACCCGGCTGGCGATCTGACGAATGGAGTCGAGAAAGGCGGCATTGATCTTGATGCCTGCCTGATCCATCAGGCGGATGAGGTCTTGAATCTCCTGAAAGTCGGACCCGGCCTTTTCAAGCGACAACAGGCCGTCTGGAAAGCCGACGATCAAAGGGTCTGCTCCGCTGACTTCAGCGGGATGCCAAGTTTTCCGCGAATGTGGTCCTCGACCTTGTCATCCGGGAACAGTTCCATGCCGGAGCGGGCCAAGTCGCCCACGATGCGGGCCAGAGTCTCAGGCGGGATGTCCTGTACCTTGCCGTGCTTGACCTTTGGCATGAGGCGGGCGTCGAGCGCGTTCAGGCGCCACAGGCGGGGCAGCATGAAGCGGTTCAACGGCTCTTCGATTTGATCGAGTATCGATTCACACGCCTGCATGAACAGGTCGACCTGGCTTTCGTGCATCCCGTAGGATCCACGCGCCGACACTGTTCCTTGCCCAAGGGTGAGGAAGTCGGCCAATGCACTGCGGGCGATGTTCCTGTAGTAGCGCTCCGCCACCCGTGAAGTGTCGATGGATCGCGCGCCTCCACTGGCCAAGAGCTTGATGTCCACAAGGGGAACGCTGGAGATATTCCCTTGTGAGTCAACAAACGTGTCAGATGGAATAACCAGCCCACCCTGTTCATTGAAGCGCAGCTGCTTGGCCATCCGCTCATAGGCGGCCTTCATCATCCTTTCGTCGGACGTGGCGGATGGCGAGAAATACTGCTTCGGAATGCGCACAACTGGCATGCCGGCCAGTTCGCGTTCGATGCCAATGGCCTCGAAGTCCTCGATGTATTTCACCTTGTGCCAGGACCGATAGGCAGAGCGGAAGATCGACACACCTTCTGGCGAGTTCTTGTGAGACACAGTGCGGAACAAGAGCGCACGCTCAATAGGGATGAACTTGACTTCCCCCCCCATGAACGGCTGCTGCCACAGGCCGGAGACGCCACCATCCTCCTGAAATTCCCAGCGCTGGAGAGTGTCTTGCGAGCGCGGCGCGAGCTTGCGGATGCCAATGCGGCCGTCCGTGTATTTCGACCGCTGCGACGGGTCATTGGACTCAGGACCAACGCGGCGCTTGTAGACGGTTTCGTGATAGGCCCATCCAAACGTGAGCATGGTGAGCACTTCGGTGATGAAGTCTCCCCATGAATGGCTCATGTCATCCATGAGCGATTTTGCAAACTCTGCCTCGTCTTGCGCTTCAGGCGTCTGATCGGCTGGCGTCACGTCCCACTTCACGGAACCGACAATCAAATTGATCGCACTCAGGACGGCTGCGGCGGTCGAGTCGTTCGACACCATCTCCTGATAGATGCGGATGGCGTTCTGGCCGCGCAGCTGCGGCAGGAATTCTTCGTAGACGTAGCCTGAGGCCTGCTTGATGCCAGACACACCGATTTCGACGGTCGGGCTTTGCTTTGCCTTCTGCGTCGGTTTCTTGGCCATGAATGTCCTAAAGCAGGTTGTTGCGTTCCGCGCCGACTTGGATCGGAGCGAAGATTGAGTTGTCTGCCATGAAGACAGGCATCAAGTCCGTCATCGCCCATACCAAGGCGTCTACGCGGTCAGGCGAATAGCCCATCTTCTTGCTGTCAAAATCCGGCGTCATCGCAGCCATTTGGTCTTCAAGCCGCGCAAACGTTCCCACATGCGAAACCCTGCCCTGTTCGTAGAGAGCAGAGATCGGCTCAGCGCGTGTGACTTTGCCGCGGGAGGCGTAGACGAGCTTTACCGGCACTGTGGAATCAACTTGCCGGATCACCTCTTGCACCATTTCGCCGCCGTTATTGGCTTCGGCCACGATGCGATCTGCTTTGTACTCGTGATAGGCCCGAACGGCGCGAGACGCCCATTGGCTTGGCGTGTCACGGTGTGATGTCAGGTCAGCCAGAACATAGCCGCGGCTGTCACTTCCCCTGCCAGCAACGCAAATGCCGCACTCGTCGGCCTTTTCCCCAGACGTGGCCGGCGGGTCGATTGCAACGACGATGCGCGCCATATCGGCAGGGGCAACCGCAATTCGATCCCTGTCGATCTGCTCAAGTGTCCATAGCGCACCTGGCACATCTTCGAGGATAGCCGCTTGCAGCTCCTGCCTGCCAAGGCGCGTTCCTTCGTATTTCGAGATAACCTCAGCAAAGAACTTGTCGGACAGGTTGGCCTTGTTGTCATAGGTCGAACCGCGCGTGACAACAGCCCGGCCTTCCTCCACCCACTTTCCAACAAGCAACTTCACCAGGGGCAAAGGACGCGGGGTCGTGGATATGTAGCACCGTGGGTCTGGCGGTAGCCGCAACCCAAACTGCAACTGATCCCACGTTTCTTGCAGCCGCTTCCACGCGGCCAGTTCATCGCACCATGCCCAATTCGCTTGCGGACCACGAAGGCGTTCCGGCTCTTCGGCTGAAAAGCAATTGGCCGTCGAACCGTTGGGCCAAACCACCTTGTTCTTAGAACCAATCCAACGGGGCCTGAAGTCATCGGGCGAGCTGGCCATGATCCCAGATTGCCCGGACACCATGACACGCTCGATATCGCCCGCCGTTGGCGCCACCAGGCTGCCGATTGAGCCAGGCCTCGTCCGCGCTTGCTCGATTGCCCATTGTGCGCCTGAGCGAGTTTTCCCAGCGCCACGGCCTGCAAGGTATGTCCAGTACGTCCAGGTGCCCGGCGGCGGCAATTGCTCATCACGTGCGGTGAACCACCAATCCTTGGCGATCTTGTCCGCTACGGCAGGTGGCAGTTTTTCGACCACCTCGGCCAACCGCTCCGGCGGCACACCCCTGAGTAGTGTCCGCAGGTCGCGCGGCTCAATTGTCATTGTCCGCCCCGTAATTGGGTGGCACAAAACGTCGCGTCATTGCGGATTTCTCAAACTCAACTTTGAGGCGTGTTCTGGCCCTCTGGCTGCCCTTGTGGAAGCACAAGCCCGGCATTCTTGAGGGCGTCGAAGAGGATACCTCTCGCGCTCTCCGGCGTGATCTTGGCTTCTGTCTCGATGGGCTTGCCGTCTTTGCCAGTCAGCTCATGCTTGATGGGGCCATCCAGACCAAACAGCTTCGCCCGGCGCTCCATGATGGAAACAACCATCTTGGCAGCGTTCAAATCTCCCTGCACGGCGGAAGCCATGAAAGCAGCCAGCAACATATCGAGCCGCTTGGCTTCCAGGTCTTTCAGACTCTGCGGAACTTCGGTCTTGATGGCTTGCAGGCCTTCGTCCACGAGCTGAAACGCCCGCGTATCGGAAAAGCCCATGGTCTGGCCGATCTGCTCGTAGGAATACCCCTGCAACCGGTATTCAATCGCCTCTGCCCGGCGCTGGGCAGCCCTGATCGAGCGGGGAGAGGCAGCCCCGGTACCACGGGCTTTCTTGCCCCGTCGCTTGCGGCCATCTGGCTTGGTGGCCATCAGGAAGCCCTAGAATTTAGGGTTACAGGCAATGAAACGCGGGAACATGGCATCAATGGCTTGGTCTCGAACGCATAAGCGCCGGCTGGCGCGTTGAAGTGGTTTCTGACGGGCCGGGCTTGAGTCCCGGCTTCTGTAGGACACCCGGAACTGACCGGGTGTTGTCATTTTGCCTTGCACGTCCTTCCGTGCCGCCGTCAGAAATTGGCGGAGGGTTGAGGGATCGAACCCCTAACCTTGCGGTTCCCCTGGTTTTCAAGACCAGTTGCCAGCCATTCCGGCGGAACCCTCCATATTTGGAGCGGCGCGCGGGAGTCGAACCCGCTCCCCAAGGCTTGGAAGGCCTGTGACGTACCGGTGCAGCGGCGAAACGCTCCAGACTTTCGATACCCCCTACCTGTTCGCGGGGTGCTTGGCGTCCGTTGGCCAGCCATCAACGCCTATGCATGTCGAGAAGCCTATGCGCTCGATCTGTTGAATTGCGCCGTCATGGCATCGCTTGCAGACGGCTTCCATGTTCTTGCGGTCAAAGAACAGCGTCAGGTCGCCTTTGTGGGGCTTGATGTGGTTGACCACTGTTGCTGGCACAGTGAGGCCCTTGGCCATACATCGGACGCAGAGTGGATGCTCACGGAGGAACAAGACGCGGCCCTTGCGCCACGCCGTTGACCTGTAGAGGTAGCGATAGGCTTGAGCTTCTGGGCTGCGATGGTCTGTCATGAACGACAAAGCCCACCGGGTTAGGGCGGGCTTCAGGCGTAACTGTACCTATAGACCGAATCACTTACACTCGGGGGGATGACTTGTCAATAGGTCAACTATCGGGGGGCGGGATAACCGGCCTGCAGCCGTCAGCGTGACTGGCCTGGGTGCGGGTGCGGCGCTTGCCGTAATAGTGGTTGGCCAACTCACCCAGCGCACCTTTGAGCGCCACCTGTGCCGCAAGCCTGGCGTCCTTGGGATCACGCTTGCGGTAGCGCTTAAGGCCGAACGCCTCGAGCTTTACGTCAAACAGCACAACGTCGATCAACGCGCGCGAATGTACCCTGCCTACTGCTTGCAAGGCCGTCTTGAACCGGGTGGCCGCATCGATGCGCCTGTCATTCTCGCGCGTGACGGGGCCGCCGTCCACAACGTCACGGGCCGGGTCTATCACGCCTGAGCTGGCAAATCCGGCATCGTAGAAATCGCCATAGAACTGCTCACCCGCGTTGTACTCATCGGCATCGATCACGCCGCGATTGAACAGCATTGCTACGGCAGAGCCGTCCAGCATACGCACCGTTATGCGGCCCTCTTCCGGAAGGTAGTCCTCTATCTCGCCTTCTGCCATGGCAAGGCGCTGGGGCGTGGGGCCTTCGCCTGTGTCGGTTGGGGCGGAGGCTTCCTCAGGAACGCGAATAGCCTCTGCCTTGGCCATGGCGTGATAAAAGGCCATGCGCAGCCGCTCGCGGTCCTGAGGGGTGAGTGCCTTTTCTGAGTCTGTCAGCACGTCACTGCCCCACCAGATACCGAGCAACTTCGATCACCGCGACGCCAGCCGCTGCGCCGATGGCTATCGCGAGCATGCTCCCGCCAAGAATGGGGGTGATCCGCCTAATGGTGAAATCTCCCGCGGTGCACCACGCAAAATTTCCGCCACACGGCGCGCCCGCTCATCTGCCGCCGGGCGATTGCGCTCAAACTCCGCTTCCTCCAACGCCTTCTTGCGGGAGTCCTCATGACACTTGATGACGTATGCTGCGTTCGCCCAGATACGAATCCGCCGCGCCCTCTCAGCCTCAAGCGCCTCTTTGGCGTCCGCAATGGTGGGAAGCCATTTAAGGCGTGATGGCAATCCCGTGACAGGGTTGCATACCTTGCGCACGAAATCCTCATGGTAGGCCGCAAACAAGGCAGTGAGGCCACGGGCAAACACCTCTGGATCATTCACCTCACGGGCCGGGTAGAACCCTAGAAGCTTTTGAGCCAAACTGCTCGCCGTCTTAGGATCGCAACAACCGTCCGGCCTCGCATTGATCGCTGCGAGAGCAGCGGAGGCCTCTGCCGTGGTTACGAAGCGCTCAAGATTTGATTGGTTATCCCGATCCAGCCGGGCCATGACGGGCGTCAAGTTCTCGATTGATGCCGTCGAAAGCATCGCTGAGCCCTTTTGCGGCAGTTGATCGTGATGTGGTGTGTTGGTGGCGCTTGCGTTTGTCATCTGCTGCTCGTTTCAACCAGTTTCGGGCGGCGGCTTGCCAGTCTCGCTTGATCGAGACTTGGCCCGTGGCAGCGTTTGCCCAATCCCGGAACCGCTCGAGCTGATCGGAAATATCAGCTTCGGAGAGGCCTAGGGCTGCGGCCTGCCGTGCGATGTGGGGGGCAAGGCAGAAATCCGCTGGCAATCGCGTTCCCCGTGAAACAGGCGCTTTCGAAGGTGTGGGTTCCCCGGCCTCGCGCGCGCTATCTGGAATCTTAGTGGTGTTAGTTTTTTCTAAGGGGGTATGGGGGATTTCTTTTTTGGTGGAATGCTGTTGCGCAACAACCGCAACAAAGCGCAACAACGCCGCTTCCGCAGCAGGCGACTGAACACCCCTGCCCCACTGTTCCGGTGTTCGGCCAGACTTTGCCGCGTTGCAGCGCCTACAGGATGTTGCCAGATTGTCCATGTCGTCTGTGCCGCCCTGGCAGACGGGTATCATGTGGTCAATGACCAAATCCGCCTGCGAACCACAGTAGACGCACGTGTATTGGTCGCGTTCCTTGACGGATGGCGACAGGGCTACATACTCTGGTTGCGACGGATTCATGCCGTTCGCGGCGCGCCTCTGCCTATACGTCCTCATCCGCATCGCAGACCTAGAGACTTGTTGCGGTTGTTGCGCTTGTGTTGCGCTCTCAATCTTGCTTATGGCGGCTATGAGCGCCTCGCCTTGCACGCCAGCCTCTATCAAAGCTTGCATAACAGCTGCCGGGGAGTACATGCTCATATCTCCCTCTGCACCCAGTGACGCCGTTCCGGGCCGCACTTGTCGCCTGCCGCACGCTGGGGTTCCGGCACACTGTCTGTTTCGAAGTCGAGTGACGCCCCTACCCCATCGGCGCGGATCACCCTGCCGTCGCGCATGGTTCTGTCGCGCATGCAGCGGAGCCGGTCGCCATCCCAATCGGAGTGGTAAACCTTCTGGAAATGACCGCAGGACTGACAGGTGCGGGGCATCACACACCGCCTGCCAGTTGGTGAATGCACTCGGTCAACTGCGGCTCGTAGCGCAGCCGGTCGGTATCAACGCAGCGAATGCCGTGGAGAATCGTGGTGTGATTCCGGTTACCGAGCCGCTTGCCAATCTGGGGCATGGAAAGAGCGGTGTTCGCGCGGGCCAGCCACATCACCATCTGCCGGGCGTTGACGATGTCCTGACGGCGGCGCGGGCTCTTGAGGTCAAGCTCTGTTACCCGGCACACAGAACACACAACTGTGATTATGCGGTCCAAGCGAATCCCCTTGCCGGATTGGGAGAGTGGAAGCGTCGGCCCTATGGGGCTGGCGTAGAGCGGGGCGCGTTCTGGCTTGGCGGGGGCCTTGACGACAGGAGCAGGTATGCTGCCCCTGAGACGCCGGTGTACGGCAAGCCGCCCCGCTATCAATTCAGCAGCCGTGGTGTAGGTTATCGGTTGGCGGGTGGTCATACGCCATCACCCTCCATCCACAGTTGAATCATGGTGAGCGGGCCTTTGCCTGCGATGTACTGCGGGTCATCGATCACACAGGCGTCTACAGCCTCACGGACACCGGCAAGCGCAACATCTAGGCTTGGCGACACGCCGCACCGCGAGTAGTGCAGGCCTACCTCAACAATGTCATTGAATCGCAGATGTTTCTTGTCGAACATCGCGCCAGCAGCCTTTAGGGCTGTGGCATATGCACGTGCATGAGCGTGAAGCGATTGCGGGTCTATCGTCATGACGCCACCCGCCTTGGAATGAAGTCGTGGTCAAGCCGGTGGTACTCCATGAACGTGCCATCAAGCGCGGCGCACATATCAGCCTCTGTCAGCGCCCGTGCAATCATGTCCGCTTTTCCCAGTGGGTGCGTTCCGGCCCGCACTTGTCGCGGGGCACGCGTTGCGGCTCTGGAATGGAATCCGTCACAATGTCAGCAGGCGTTGACGCCCTGCCCCGTGAGCCGTCAGCCATAGTCTGGACACGGCCACACCTGAGGTTGCCGTTGATGGTCATTGCGAAGGCGCAGGATTGGCAGGTGCGGATGCGCAATCGAGTCATGCCGCCACCCCCACTTCATCCGCCGCAACAATGGACACTTCCGCCGCGATACCGTCCGGCAAGTCAGCGCTCCAAAACGCATTCCAGCCGTAAATCAGTTTGTCGTCCGTAATGGCTCCGATGCTTTGGAGCGTGTCACCAATGCCCTTAAGCCGGTTGTCAATGTCGGCATTGGAACGCGGACGGCGCAACGCAGCGGTGATGTACACGGGGCCGGAAAACTTTGGCTGCTTTGGCAATTGAGTCTTGAGATTCCAGCCCTCGCCATTTTGCCACGCCTTGTAATCGGCGGTGCGAAACGTGCCGTTCTTGGTGTGACGCCAGATGTGGTTCACCGATGGCGGAAGGGCGTTGAACGTGTAGCGCGCTTTCATGCCGCCACCGTCTCAGCGAGGTTCCGCCCCCGCCTCAGAAAATCTGGAATGTCCGGCAGTTCAATATCAGCAACGGCAAGGGGCGAAGGGGGGCGGCCCCCTGCCGTCACGGGCGAGGCACCGAACGCCACCGGTTCGGGTGTTTCTTCCGTCAGAGGCCCACGCGCCCGTGTAGAGCCTACGGCGTCCGGTGTAATTTCACCTGTCTCAGGATCGTGTGCGGCTTCCGGGGCCGGAGAATTTTTTTTATTTTCCTCTCCCCACCCCAGCATGTCCGCATAAGCGGTGGCGGTCTCTGCCCGGTCCAGCAACTTCGAGACGCGCCCCTTGTTTTCCGCTTCGTCCTGAATTTGCGCCTTGAGCAGGGCTTTGATGGGTTGCCATTCAATGCCCTGCGCCGTTGCGGCATCGCGCAAGGCTGCCAATTGTTCGCCAATGTCCAGCCAGCGCTCAATCAGCGGACGGGCCATGGTGACTATCGATTTCAGTTGGGAGGATGACGTCATTGTTCCATCTCCTGACCCACCAGAGCCTCAGCCGCGCCAATAGCAGCGCTGGCAGGCGCGGTAAGCCGCGTGATTTCAATTTCATGTTCAAGAAGCCTCACTTGGCGCTCGCACTCGGCTTCATAAGCGGCCCTTATGCGCAGATAGACACTGGCCAGCACGTCACTTGGCGGGCGATAGCGGAGCGCCCAAAACGTCCGCCACGGAATCCCGTACCTTCCTTCAAGGCGGCGCATGGCGTTTTCTGTATCGCCACTGCCCCGGCTTTCCCCGCTGGACAAAAGCCGCTGCCCATTGACCGGCTTGCGCGACAGCCGTCATTTTTGCACTCCTGCAAAAAGTTTTTGCACCCATGCAAAAGCACCTCCATTACCTTCCATGTTGTGAGACGGAAGGATTTTGGAGAGTGCCGCATGGGAGACAACAGCAAAGGAAAATGGTCCGGTCGCAGAACGCAGAACAACATCAACAACCGGGCCAGTGGCCCGCCGCAGGGAGGAAAAAACGGCGGAGGATTTGAGCAGATCGGAGCAATTGCGGAGCGCGTGGTGTCCCACATAAAGCGCAACTAGCCCCGTTGCGCCGTGAAGACCGGGGCCGCTATGTGGTGTGGCGGCCCCGGTCATTTCGAGGCCTCAATAGCCTTGCGCAAGTCATCACCGAGAATGCCGTTCCGGCGCAGCTTTGCCGCATAGGATTTCAAATGATCAGGGACTGGGATCGACTTTCCGGCCCACGCCTTCTTGCGGGCGGCGCTCATCTTGGCCCGCACCTCTGGATCGGCCAGCGCCTTCTTGCGGGCGGCGCTCATCTTGGCCCGCACCTCTGGATCGGCCAGCGCCTTCTTGAGGGCGGCGCTCATCTTGGCCCGCACCTCTGGATCGGCCCACGCCTTCTTGCGGGCGGCGCTCATCTTGGCCCGCACCTCTGGATCGGCCCACGCCTTCTTGCGGGCGGCGCTGTGGCGGCGGCGCAGCAATTCATCAACCTGGCACGGACAGATGCCACGTCTTGGCGAAACACAGGCCTGCGGCGTTGGACAATACGGCCTGCTCATGCTGCCCCCTCGATCAGATCAGGCCGCAGCACGGCTGACTTGACGCCGATCATGGCTGCGATGCGCCGGGCCTCTGAGACAGGCATGCGCTCGCCAAGCATGATGCTGGCCAGCGATGGGATTGAGCCGGGGCTCACCACGACATGCACACCAGATGGGAGGGGGGATGAACGTGGTCATGCAGCGGCTCCAAAAATATCAGGCCGCAGGATGGCGCGGTTCACCTCCCCGCCTGTTGCGCGCTCGATCCGCACAGCCATCTGCGGAGAAATCGATTCAGCCTTGAGCAAGTACGAAACGCCTTGCTGCGAGATTCCCAAAGCCTTCGCCAACTGCTTCTGGTTATTTCCGTGCTCGCTCAGGAGCTTGTGGAGGATGTCATGATGGGTGGCCATGGCGCGTCAAATACTAGTTTTCTAGTTGTCTGTCAACTAGGCGTCTTGTCGTGACGGCGCGCTATGCGACAATTATTCTAGCCGCATGATCGATGGTAAAGCGCTGAAAGAGGCCCGCGAAGCAAAGGGTCTCAGCCAAAAGGCTTTGGCACAAGAGGTTGGTGTTGCTCAGCAGCTCATTGGCCAACTAGAGCGTGGGGAGGTCAAAACATCAAAAGCGATCTACAAGATTGCCAAGTCCCTTGATGTTGGGGTCACGAGCCTGGACCCAGAAATTCCGTCTGGCGCTGAGGGTGGCGACACAGTTCCTCTGGTAG